GGCCGGTCAAAGCGGAAAGACTTCTTAAGGGCGCTTCATCTGAAATGGAGGCGTGGGCAAAAGTCGTGGCCGCTTTTGGCGGAGACGAAGCCGCCGCTCTGCTTCAAGCCCGTCTTGCGCGAATACTGCGTTGGAACGACTATGATCACAAACATGGAGAACCGTTGTTATGGACACCCCAGAAACGTTAGAATTGCGTAAAAATCTCGTAAAAGCTTGGTTGGAAGCGCTTGAAAGCGGGCGGTATAAGCAAGGAAAAGGCCAGCTCCGAACTGACTTGAATGAGTTTTGTTGTCTTGGTGTACTCTGTGACGTTGCTGTAGAACATTTTGAATTAGGGAAGTGGAACGATTCTAACCAAGAGGTATACAAGCTTAACGGTAAGGAAAGCTGTTTTGATTTACACCCAACACTTGCGGTCATGGCAGGGTTGGACTATGAGAAACAATCTTTTTACACCCACGCAAACGATTCTTTGGATATGAACTTCAAGCAGATTGCCGGTGTTATCCGGCAAGACTTTTTAAATGTAATCAAAGGGATTGATCAATAATGGCTCTACCCAAAGCTAAAGACTTGCTCCCAGCCTGGGTGAAGGCGTTGGAAAGTGGGGAATACTCCCAAACACGTGACTCACTCCAAGATAATAGTGGTTTTTGTTGTTTGGGCGTTCTCTGCGATGTTGCCTCGAAACAGTTTGGGTACGGTCAGTGGGATCGGGACAAAAATGGTATCATCGGATTCAAGACACCAAGAACCGGGACTGTTTATAGCAACCTCCCTAACCCCTTCAACAAAGTAGTGCGCTCTGAGCTTGAGGGGGAACTAATCTGGCTTAACGACGACGAGGGTTTGGACTTTGAAGGTATTGCACAAGTAATCCGTTACAAACACCCCAATGTGTTTTCCAATCTATGAGTGCTCGTCTCATACTTCACATTGCCCTCATTCTCAGATACTCAGATTATGATCACAGTAAAAAGGCACCGATACTATGGACGCCCAGACTTTAAGTAGAGAACAAATCGTCGAAGAGTGGATAAAGGCGCTTCAAATTGGAGATTACAATCAGGGAAAGGGACTTCTAAGATCGGATAACGGCTTTTGTTGCTTAGGTGTTCTGTGTGACGTTGTTCAGAAGCACGGCATCGGGCGCTGGAAAAAGGTGAAAAGACTCGACTGCTATGAATTTATAATTGAAGGAGAAAATTATTTTTCCTTTCTGCCAGAGAAAGTTGCGCAGCTTGTTGGTCTTGCTTCACGAGTCGGCGTGTATGACTCTAGCTCGCTAGCTGCGGATAACGACATTAAAAGGCTTTCTTTTGAGGAAATTGCCGAGATCATTCTCTCCCACCCTAAAGGCATGTTCGTGGCTAAGCAGCCTAAAGCGGAAATTAAATAACCATGCGGTATATTGAACCCGGAGTGTTCGCCCCAAACGGCCCCGTCGCCTCCCCTACCATCATCGCCACTCACGACCCCGTAAACGCTCCGGCCCACTACACCCGCTTTCCGATCTCCCCAATCCGTATCGCCATCGATAACAAGCTTGATGCGTTCCAGTTCAACATCATCAAGTACGTCATGCGGTACGATGGAAAGGGAGGTATCGAAGACCTTGAAAAGGCTCTTAAATATCTCCGCATGTACATCGCAAAGGTAAAAGGAGAAACCTATTGGGAACAAGCCTAAACAGGAAATGCCCATTATAGAGAAATTCCCCCCTACTCATAACGCTCCACGGATTTCCGCCGTTCTTGTGGAGTGGCTTGAAGCGTGCTTCCCGATGCGGAACCCGAGCTTACAAGCAACCTTGGCGGAAGTTCAACGCAGCGCGGGGCAGCAAGACGTTCTTCAACTGCTTAGGGAGCACTTAAGCGCGACGGACGGTGTTATTCCGAGCGTTATTGAGGATATTAAATAACTATGTGCTTTTCATCGGGAGGCGCTCCAAAGCAGAGCGCACCGATCCAGCCCGAGCGTGTCCAGGATGCGCCAGAACCGCCTATTACCACGGCGGAAGCGAATGACCTCTTGACCCGTAGACGCGGGGCTAGCCGCTCTCTCCGAATCCCACGCGCCGCCGCCGCGTCTGACACTGGCGTAGGTCTAAAAATATAAGTGGCCCAACTAAATGCGTCTGCTCCGCAACTGGAAACGGTTGCGGGGCGCTACAGCCGTCTCATGTGGTCGCGCGACCCATTTTTGAGACGGGGCCGACGTTGCGCACAAGTCACCATCCCGGCGATCCTTCCAGAAGAAGGGCACTCCGGCTCCAACGATCTTCCCACGCCCCACAACTCTATCGGCGCTCGGGGTGTCAATAACCTCGCATCGAAGCTCCTTCTCGCACTCCTTCCGCCGAATGAAAGCTTCTTCAAGCTGTCCGTGGACGAGATCACCGCCCGAGAGATTTCGGAGGAACAAGGGGCGAAGCAAGAAATTGACGCGGCTCTTGCGACCATAGAACGAGTGGTCATGAACCGCTTCGAGTCGCGGCCGTTCCGTACATCCCTGTTTGAGGCTCTAAAACTTCTTCTCGTTACTGGCAACGCCTTACTTCACGTCATGCCGGACGGGGACATTCGCGTGTTCCGGCTAGACCGCTACGTAGTTCGCCGCGATCCTTCGGGAAGCGTGCTGGAGATAATCATCCGGGAGTCCGTAGACCCGGAGACGCTTTCACCAAAGGTCAAGGCGCTTCTCGGGGATGTATCTGTCTCCCACGCAGCCGCCCCAACCGCTCCAAACGTATCCCCAGCCGCCCCTGGTTCCGTAGACCTCTACACGTATATCTATCGGGAGGGGAAAAAGATGAAGGTGTTTCAAGAGATCGCCGGGAAGATGATTCCCGAGACTAAATCCGCCTACCCGATTGAGAAGTGCCCCCTCATCCCACTACGCTTTAGCAAGCAGGACGGGGAGGATTACGGCCGGGGTTACTGCGAAGAATATCTTGGCGACCTCATAGCATGTGACGGCCTTTCCAAAGCGATCTTGGACGCCGCAGCCATCTCCGCCAAAATCCTTTTTCTTGTAAGCCCGAACTCCACGCTCCGCGCCACGGATATGTCGGAAGCCCCAACGGGCGCGTTCCGAACCGGTCGTCTGGATGATGTTGGCGTTCTTCAAGTCGATAAGCGCGTAGACCTCCAAACGGCCCAATCCGAACTTGCCGCGATTTATCAGCGTCTCGCGCTGGCGTTCCTTCTGAACACCGCCGTACAACGCGCGGGAGAACGTGTGACGGCCGAAGAAATCCGGTACATGGCGCAAGAGCTGGAAGACGCCCTTGGCGGCACTTATTCAATTCTCAGCCAAGAGTTGCAACTTCCTTTAGTCCGTGTGGTCATGGCGGATATGGAGCGCTCTGGGAAACTTCCTTCGCTCCCCGATGATATCATTGCGCCGATCATCACGACCGGCCTGGAAGCTCTTGGGCGGGGTCACGACCTCTCGAAACTCCAGACGTTCACCGGCGTCCTTGCCCAAACTCTCGGGCCGGAAGTTCTCGCCACGTACATGCACGTTGACGCTCTGATTAGCCGGACGGCAACCGCCCTCGGCATCATACCGGATGGACTCATCAAGACGCCGGAAGAGCGCGCCGCCGAACAGCAACAACAACAAATGATGATGCTTGCCCAGCAGTTAGGCCCCAACGCGATTACGCAAATGGGCCAGCTAGCCGGTAAGCAGATGGATCAACAAGTAGAAGCTCCTTCACAATGATTGTAGAAGACACCGTCTCGCAACCAAAGCTCCCTGAACCCGCCGTGGAAGCTATAAAAGAGCCTAAGAAGGCTCCGGTAAAAAAGCTCCAACTCCCGGAAGCGCCTGTCCAGGCCCCCCAGCCCGTCGCGCTCGCATCTGGCACCTACCGTAAAGATAACTAAGCTTGACGACTCAGCCTAACGACGCACAACCAGACGATAGCGTTCAGAAGCAAACATCCGCCGGTCAAGAAGGCCACCAGCCTGTCGCCCCCCCGGCAAACATGGCGGCCCAGAAGGGTCAGCAAGATGCTCCGGCCATACCTGAGAAGTTCGGCGGGGATGTTGGCAAGCTTGTTAAAGCATACGCCGAGCTCGAGGCCAAACTAGGCCAACAAAAAGCCGAGCCTAAGAAGGATGACTCGCAAGCGGGTTTCGACCCGGCGAAGAACGCCGGGCTTTCTGTTAAAGACGCAAAGCCAGCCGAAGAGATTGGCGAACTCGATTTCTCGAAGTATAGCGCCGAGTTCCAAGAGAAAGGCGTCATCTCGGAAGAGAGCTATAAAGAGCTTGCCGAGAAGTACCGCATCCCCAAACAGATCGTTGACAGTACGATTGAAGGTCTTAAGGCGCAAGCCGAGCTGGTGCGCTACCGCATCTTTAAAGACCTCAGTCTTACAGATGAGTCATTTGATCAGATGATTACTTGGGCTGCAACCAACCTTTCGTCGGAACAACTTGACGCTTATGACCGCGCTGTCACGGCGTCCGGCGATCTTCAAGTTATGAAGCTTGCGGTTCAAGGGCTGAAAGACGCCTATGAGGCCCGCGTAGGCTTTACCGGACAGATGGTGCAGGCCCAAACAGTCCCGGCCGCCAGTGACATCTTTGAATCTGAGGCTCAGGTTATGGCCGCGATGCGCGATCCGCGTTACGCGGAAGACCCGGCGTACCAGCAAAAGGTCATCAACAAGCTGGCGCGTTCCCCGCTCTTTGAACGTCAGCATGGGTTTTAACCTAAACGCTCGTTCCCTCAAAGCCCTGAAAGGCGTTCACCCGGATTTAGTCCGGGTGGTTCGCCGGGCGGCGGAACTCAGCCCGATTGAGTTTGTGGTCACAGACGGGCTGCGAACGATCCAAGAGCAAAAGCGGCTGGTTCAGATCGGCGCGTCCAAGACGCTGAACAGCCGCCATCTGACCGGCCATGCCGTAGATTTATGCGGCTGGCTCGGGGCCAAGCCGCTTTATGACTGGCCCACGATCCGGCGTCTCGCTGGGTATATGAAGCAAGCGGCCAAGCTGGAGAAAGTCCCCCTCGAATGGGGCGGCGACTGGAAGTCCTTTCAGGACGGCCCGCACTATCAACTCCCGTGGAAGCATTACCCCACGAACAAGCCTTGGCCCACGGCTAAACCCTGGATGCCAGCGCCTCCACCGCCGCCAATCCCGGCTGAAGCCGCTAAAGAACCTCCCATGACGGACACGTCCAAAGCCGATCTTACCCGTTCACAGACAGTTGGCGGCGCTGGAGCAGCGGCAGCGGGCGGTGTGATTGTTACGACCACGGCGGTGACAGAGGTCGTTCGTGCTGGGAAGGAAGCCGAGTCGCATATCAACAGCGGTCAAATCTTTTCGGCTGTTCTCGGCCTAGCGATCATCGCTGGTGCTGGTTACGCAATCTATCGACGGTGGAAGGATTCAAATCCGTGAACTTCTTAGCTCAGTTCGTCGCGGG